CCTCCCAGCCCATTGTCTTCTCTACCTGGGCCTTGGGGTTAAACCGCGACAAATCGCGTGCCTGGAGCCATGCAGCTACGTTGGCACAGCCTCCCTGCTGGAGCCAAGCGAACAGCCGCACGAAATACTCCGGCTTGCCCTCTGCCTCGTGCCATTTTTGCGGCAACGTGCTGTGCATGATAAACATGCGTCGGTCTTCGGCTGGGATGTACATAGCCATCCAATCGTTGGTGGTGATGAACACCCGAAGCACATTTATCACGTACCGCAGCTTTTGGTACTTGTCATTCAGCGGCAACGTGTCCGGAGGCGCCACAATCATCGGCTTCAAGATGTTGTACATGCTGGACGCGTGGAACTCGTCCTTGGTGGGCCGCACCTCATCAATCGTTAGCATCAGCGTCTGGAGCCAAGGCCGATATGGCGAGAAAAGCTCATCCGGGTCAATGCCCTTCACATTCCACGCTCCCGCAGCAGCCTTCACAGGCATCAGCGCAGCATCCTTGCCGATGCCCTGCGTGCCGCTAAGCACAATGGCGGCGTTGCACTTTTCCTGCGGCTGTTGCACCATCTGCGCGCAATAGTCAAAAAAGAAATTGTGCTCCTTGGGGTCGGGCCACAGCTTGCGCACGTGATCGAGCCATGGCTCTGCTGCCTCGGGGTCGCCGCCCATGGCGGGTGGCCCTTTGTACTGGTTGTAGACGCGTCGCCCAGCGGCTGGGTAAAAACCATCCTTGTCGATAAACCAGTCCTTGATGATCTGCGCTTTGCCGGGCCACCACGTGCTGCTCTCGACAAATTGGTCATTCTCCACGCGCATGATGTCGCGGCTGGGTGGGATGAGCCGCTCGCGCCGTTGCCTGGGTCGGCCTCGGCCTCGTGGGGCTTCTTCGGGTGGGGCTTCCTCCACCTCCACGCGCCACAGCTCAATAGGCACGCTCGCGTCCACAGCCTTCTCGGTGTGCAGGGTGCCATCCTGCAAGTCCCAGAACGCCTCTTGCGCCTTGTCGTAAACATAGTCCTCGGGCCTCGCGAGCCGACGTTGCCCAGCGGTCATTTCCCTCAGCGCAGCCTCGCGCATTGCGGTGCGTTCTTCAATTGTTGGCATCAGAAGCCCCTGCTTTTAATTTTTAAATGGTCATCGGCGCCAGCCCTGGCTGCCCCTGCAGGGCTAAGCACCAACGGAGGCAAATCCCAAATGCTCAGGCTGGGCGATGGCGCAACGACCAGCGGACTCAGAACAGGCTTGGGCTGTGGTTTGGGTGGTTTGGGTGGGGGATTCATCAGCGTTTCGTAGGTGCTGAAACGATGTTCATTGCTGCACTCGTACCGACGTCGCACCCCAGCCGCATTTCTGCGCGTCTCGATCACCGTCGAGCGTACGCGGCACTCGGGGCACAGCATCATCCCAACAGCCTTCATAAATAATACCCCAACCAAAATCCGAGCACCACCAGCGCCGCAACCATCCCCAAACCAGTGATCATCACATCACCCCAAAACATGACATTGCGCACAAAGTGACGCTCCGGCTCCAGCTCCAGCTCCATTTTGAACTGATCTGAATATGGGAACGCCTCGCGCAGCGTGCGTGGGTAGCGATAGGTGAGTGGGCAGCTGCGCCCTTGTTCGCACGCATGCGTGCAGCAGTGGTTGTTCATGAATTTCTCCTCGCGGCATGTTCCAGTTCTTCCAACGCTTCCTCATTGATCCAGTCCGTCAGCTCGGCCCAGCCTTTGTCGATGCAGTGGCCGTGGTGGCAGCGGAATGCCCCATAGTGTTCATTCTCGGCTGCCGGCTCGCGCAACGCCGCCCCATTGTCGGCTCGGCCTGTGTGGTCGCCGACCCAAGGGCACCGCATCTCGGTCCACCCGCTGCGGTCTGGCTCGTGACGCTTCAACATCCCCCGATCGTCCAGGAATTTGTACGCACCCAAAAATGCCCGGTTGCGTTCCAGCGCATCCTCGGTCAGCAGCCTCTCTCGGGTCATGCGGCGTCCGTTGATTTGCAGCTTGAACGCAGCCAACAGCTCGTCGAGCGAAAATCGCCGGGCATTGAGCTCACGCATCTCCACGCGCCAGCCGCCATACGCTGGTTTGCAGTTGTAGTAGTTGGGGAGCCGCCCCACTCGCGTCACCCCACTCATCCCAGGGTCAGCGCCCAACAACTTGCTGCTGATGAACGCTCGGATCACCCCATCAAACCGCGACGCATCGCGCTCGGGCTGGTCCAGGATGTACCACCATTGCTCATTGCCCGGCGATGTTTCGATGCGCACGCTCGGCGGCACATCGCGCACAAGCGCTGGGTTGACCTTGGTGCCCACGTCGTCCACCATCAACGCCCTGCCCGAGCCAAATGTTTCCGTCCTGCGGCGGAACGAACCATCCCCGGCACGCCCAAAGGTGGCCACCGTAACGTAGGCATTCCAATGCCGCCCCAAGTTCAGCTCTGTCCCCACGCGCCATGGGCGAGGTTTCCACGCGGCAGGGCCAGCCGCCGCCGGGTCACCCCCAAAACCGCACACAATCAGCCTCTCTTCAGGGGCAACGCCCTGCGCCAAGGCGTCTAAAAACTCGTATTCAGCACTCATCAATTTATCCTTTCTGGGTTGAGAAGTCGCTAATTCTCGGTGCTCTTGGCGTGCGCAGAAAAATTTATTTTCAACTTTTTTCATCTTTTTTCAAAAAAGCGCCAAAAACGCACAATTTCTCAGGCATAATTCGTACAGGCCAAGAAATTCTCGAAGCCACTCAGAAAGGAACTTAAAATGAACAACGCTACCTTCGCTACCTTCACCTCCGCAGAACTCGTCGGCTTCTACAACGCCAACGTCGCTGCTGACAAGCAGATCAAGAAGTTCTCTGACCGCGCCACCGGCTTGCGTCGTTGCGCTGCGCTGCTCGATTCCTTGGTTGTTGAGCGCGAAGTCGAAAACAAAGCCAAGTACGAAGCCAACCGCCGCGCCCAAGTGTCCGGCTTCGCTGACCACGGCTGTGTTGATTGCCCTTCCTGCGGCATCGACCTGCGCAACGGTGTCAGCCAGCACGGTGATGACGTCAACGGCAAGCCCCTGCGCCACGACACTCACGAGTTTGAGTGCATGGGCTGCGGCGCTGGCTTCGGCAAGCTCCTCCGCAAAGTCGGCAACAGCGTCAGCCGCAGCGCTGCAATCGCCAAGAGCTGGACCGACACCAGCGTTGCGATGGCTCGCGCCCAGCGCACCCAAGTGCAAGTGGTTGACGCAGCCGGTGTTGGCCGCACCTACCCCAGCGTCGCGAATGCCTTCTCCAGCTTGGGCCTGCAGATGAGCAAACACATCGCCTTCCGCATGGCTCTGAAAGCCGAAGGCTCCAAAGATTTTGGCCCTTACAAATTTACCGCTGTCGCAGCGTAAACTCAACCCCACGGAGGCCTCGGCCTCCATTTTTAACTCACCATAGGACAACATCATGACAATCGTTCTGCCCAGCTCCGTCTTCAACAAAACCCCTGCCGCCCACCTGTCTGCGCGCTACGTGCACGTCGACTCCGAGCAGGTGGTCAACGCCATGCTCGCCGAGGGTTTCCAGGTGGCCAGCGTGCAGAACACGTTGGGTCGCTCCGGCGCATCCAGCGTGTTCGGTCGGCACATGATCGACTTCCGTCACCCTGACATGCCGGTCATCGGCGACGCAGTGCCGCGCATCGTGTTCGTGAACAGCCACGACGGCAGCACCCGCGCATCCGCACTGGCCGGGATTTTCCGGTTCGTCTGCAGCAATGGGTTGGTGGTGGGCAACACAATGTATCAGGAGAAGTTGCGCCACAGTGGCGCGGCTGCGGCCACGTTGGTCGAGCGCATGCAGGCTCTGGCCAAGAACACTGCGCCTCTGTTCGCGCAGATCGACCGCTGGAGCCACACCGACATGAGCTCTGCCCGCACCCGCGAGTTTGCCCGCATGGCGGCACAGTTGCGCTGGGGTGATGCGGATCGGTTCACGGTTGAAGACCTGATCCAAGTGCGCCGCCCGGAGGACGACCGTGGCGACCTGTGGACAGTGTTCAACCGCCTGCAGGAAACCACCACCCAAGGCCATGGCCTCGAAGGGCTGACCCGCACAGGTCGCGTCACCACCGCCCGTCCGCTCAAAGAGATCCAAGCCAACCTCACCTACAACGCCCAGCTGTGGGAGCTGGCCGAGGAGTTCTCCAACATCACCTGAAAATATATTTTCACCACCTGAGCGATTTCTGCTTTTCTTCAGGCAAAATTCGCTCAGGCAACGAAATCCTCGGTGCCACTCAGAAAGGAAATTAAAATGGCTGCCAGCACAATCAAAAGTCTTCGCGAGCGTCTGCTTAAACTGTATGCTTCGCGAGTTGCCGCATACAAAGCTCGCCATTGGGATCGTTGCGACTACTTTCAGCTTTGCATCGACCACACCGTAGCTGAGATCGAAGCTCTGGAAGCACAATCATGAAACCCTCTCGCCTCGAAATCATCGGTGACTATGTGTTGGCCATAGTCATTGGTGTCGCCCTCGCCTGTGCCATCTTCCTCAACATTTGAACTTCAGAAAGTACATCATGACAACAAACATCATCCGTAACCGCTCAGACGTCTCTGCCGCGAGCACCGCCGATCTGATCGCCACCTACAACGCGCTGACCGGCAACGCCGTTGAGCGGTTCTCCAGCCGCGCAATCGCCGAGCGTCGGGTGGACATGGCACTGATGGCGGCTGAGGACGCTGCGGGGCATCTCGGCGTGCCCAAAGGCTCCGACGCAACAGCCATGACCAAGGAAGAGCTGGAAGCTGCAGCTCCGGTCGTGCAGGAACCTGCTGCCGAGGCTCCTAAACCTGTGCAGGCGCCCAGCAAATCCGACGAGGGTACGGTTGGCCCAGATAACGGCGAAAACCCGTTCAAGCCGGGCACTCTGGCATATAACCTTTGGGTCGCCACCAAGAGCGCGGAAGCCAACGACGCAGTCCGCACCAAGAAGCCGCCAAAGCCCAAGTCCGAGCCCAGCAAACCGCGCAACAAAGAGCTGGTTGTGAAGGCAACCTTCGCCGGGTTGAGCAAGATCCAAGCCGGCAGCAAGCGTGCCGCAGTACTCAAGCTGGTGCAGGAGGCTGAAGGTCAGTCCATGACCCTGGCAACGCTGGAGGCCGAAATGGGCGAGCCAAGTCGCGGCTACGTGCAGAAACTGGTCGAGATGAAGCACCTGGAGGTGCTGTAACATGCCAGCCGCTCAGCCCATCATCGTTGGGGCTGGGCTAGCTGGGCTCATCGCAGCCCACGCTTGGCCCACCGCCAGCGTCCTCGAAGCCCAACCAGCCCCACGCGCCATGCACCGTGCGCTACTGCGGTTCCGGAGCGACGCTGTGGCCAACCTCACAGGCATCCAATTCCGCAAGGTGCGCGTGCACAAAGGCATCTGGAGCGAAGGCCGGTTCGTGCAGCCCAACATCCGGGTCGCCAATCAGTACGCCAAAAAAGTCGCTGGGCGGCTGGCGGGTGACCGGAGCATTTGGAGCCTAGACCCGGCAGACCGCTATGTTGCGCCAGACACGTTCTACGAACAGTTGGTGGAGGCCGCGCACCAGCGCACATTCTGGAACACCAGCGCCGACCTAGCCAACATGCGCTCCCGCATCATCAGCACCGCGCCATTGCCGGTTGCGCTTCAGATGTTGGGCATCCACCCGGAGCTGACATTCGAGCGCGCAGGGATCGTGGTGGCGCGGTGCAGGGTGATTGGCGCGGATGTGTTCCAGACGGTGTACTTCCCCGACGAAGAGACACCCATGTACCGCGCCAGCATCACCGGCAGCACGCTCATCATCGAGGCAATGCTCGGCGAGGTCGCCGCAAAAGAGTGGTTGCCACGTGCGCTGGTGCTGATTGAGCGTGCTTTCGCGGCTGAGGTGTCGCAGGTGATCGAGACTGTGGACCAGAAGTACGGCAAGATCGTGCCCATCGCCGACGCCGACCGCAAGCGGCTGTTGTTTGGGCTCACGCAGCAGCACAACATTTACTCGCTAGGCCGGTTTGCCACTTGGCGCAACATCCTGCTGGACGACGTGGCGCAGGACATCCACGTGATCAAGCGTCTGATGAATTCACAGCCGTATGACGTCAAACGCAGCATCGGATAATCAGGCGATAATTTCCCTCGGCTCCGGGGATTCGGAGCCACTCAACCTTAGAAAGAAAGAGCCATGAAAGTTTCTCTCATCAGTCACACGCCCCATGCGGCGCAGCTACTTGTGTTTACCAAGTCCACCCGGCTGACCATGTCGCCCGGTTTGCTGGACCAGATCATGGAATGGCCCCAGAGCCGCATCGAGGAGGAGCTGGCCTACATGGCCAACACAATTCCGAGCAGCTGGGAGTTTGTGGACTATGTGTTCTTGGTCGAAGGCGTGAGCCGCGCCTACACCCACCAGCAGGTACGTACCCGCAACGCTAGCTTCGCCCAGCAGACGATGCGTGTGCTCGACATGGGCGAGTATGAGTACGTGCTCACCGAGCGCAACAAAGCTGACAACGTGTCGATGAGCATCATCGCAAACACCAACCGCTACATCCGCAACAGCTACGCCACGCTGATCAAGTCAGGCGTCGCTCCCGAGGACGCTCGCGGCATCCTGCCCACCAACATCGCCACCAACATCGTCTGCAAGTTCAATCTCCGCACCTTCAGCGAGCTTTGCAAGAGCCGCACCGGAGGACGCACTCAGAGCGAGTACCAGCAGGTGGTCAACGCAATGGCCGACGCAGTGCTGGCGGTGCATCCGTGGGCCGAGCGGTTCCTGTTCCCGGCGAAGCGTGATGCGTTCGACGAGATCGAGCAATTTGCCAAGCAGGAGTTCGGCGGCGACTTGCTCAAGAAAGGGCAGCTGCTGAAGATCGTGGACCAGATGCGCAAGGCTGCAAAGTGACACGCATCAACTGCGTCCCTGTTGCTGAGCTTTCTCGGCAGCATTTGGTGGCCGAGTACCGGGAGCTGCCACGCGTGTTTGCGCTCGCGTGCAAGGCCTACGATGCGCGCAGAACGGTCGTGGCGCCTGCAACATACACGCTGGGCACCGGGCACGTGAAGTTTTTCTATCAGCGGCTCGGGTACTGCCGCCGCAGGTTTCATGAGCTGCGTGAGGAGATGCTGCGGCGTGGCTACAGCCCCAAGTATGACAGCGTGCCATTGCCGGCTGTGGCAGCAGCGTGGTGGGCTGACTGGGAGCCGGACGCTGCTGCGATGAACATCAATCGACAACGAATCTTAGAAAGAACATCCAAATGAAATACGTGATTTTTGACCTTGACAACTGCCTCGCCGATGACCGGGCACGCATCCCGCTGATCAACTGGAGCGAGGCACACCCCGACAAACGCTACGCCGAATATCACCGCGACGTCAGCAATGACCCTGTCGGCAACTACGACAAGTTTGTCGCCGCCACAGCTGAAGCCACGCCAATCTTCATAACTGCGCGCCCCCCAATGGTAGGCAGCAGCGATGTGCGTAACCAAACCACGCAATGGATCAAAGACAACTTAGGCGTAGAAGACCCGATCCTGATTATGCGCAACATGGGCGATCACCGGCCATCGGTCGAGATGAAGCGAGCACAGTTGGTTTGGCTTGGTCAGCATGATGTTGCTGCGAAAGACATCGTTTGTGCCTACGATGACCGATCCGACATCGTGGCGATGTACCGCGACAACGGTATCAACGCTCATGTGCTTGCCATTCACAATTTGTGCGCGTACTCGCCGCCTCTGCGCCCAGTCATTGCGCGAGAGGTTAAGCGTGCCCCAGACTTCCTGGAGGATGGCGCGGCAACATTCCGCGAACGCAACGCCATCTATGGCGACACGTACCTGGAGTTCGGCCGCATGTGCGCGGCAATCTTCCCGCAAGGCATCCGCGTGGAGCCGGGAGACGTAGACGGGTTCAACCGGCTCGGGGTGCTGGTGCAGGCAATTGGCAAGATCGCTCGATATGGCGCAAACCTCAACAAAGGTGGCCATCAGGACTCGGCCCACGATTTGATGGTGTATGCGGCGATGCTGGAAGAGGTCACCAAGTGATCCTGGTCTACGACACCGAGACAACAGGCCTGACCCTGCACCCGCAAGCAGAGGTGCGCAAGCAGCCGCGCATGATCGAGTTTGGGGCTGCGCTGTTGGACCCGAAAACTGGCGAGGTTGTGGACACCTGGAATGTGCTGATCGATCCAGGCGTGCCGCTCGACCCCGTCATCATCAAGATCACCGGCATCACCGACGCAGAGCTGCAGGGCGCAAGCTCTTTTGCGGCTGTGCTCCCAGCGATGAGGATGATGTTTGAGCGAGCCACCTGCGTCGTTGCGCACAACCTGCCCTTTGACCGGGCAATCCTGCGTGGGGAGTTGGCGCGGCTGGATGTGTTTGACTTCCCATGGCCTAGGCGTGAGATCTGCACCGTGGGGCTGTACAAGGACGAATGGGGACGCAATCCCAAGTTGACCGAGCTGTATGAGTCTGTGATGGGCAAACCGCTGGCGCAGACCCACAGGGCGCTGGACGATGTGCTGGCGCTGGTGGAGATTTTCCAGAAGGAGCTGCTATGGCAAGTGGTCTGACAACATTCCCCCAACTCCGTGTAAGGACGGAGTTTTCGTTCCGGCAGGGGTTCGGCCCAGTCCCATCGGTGGCGACCGCCCTGCACGGTTTAGGGTGTGGCGCTGCGGCTATGGTGGACGGTGGGACTTGGGGCCACGCGACTTGGCTCAAGCAGCTGAACAAAATCGGCATCAAGCCGCTGTTCGGCACGGAGCTGGTGCTGCCGCGCGAGGATGGGCGCAAGCCGGTGGCATGGGCGCTGGCCGAGGACACGCGCCTGTTCTACAACTTTAGCACCGCCGCCCGGCAACCCGAGGCCGATCTGCACGCGCTGTTCCGCGAGTCCAAGGGCATCATCCGGTTTGCCGGAGCTGCGCTGACGGATCCAGACTGCTTTGACTTTATCGACGTCAACCCTGCCAGCCCACTCCAACAACGCGCTGCGCTGGAGCTGCACAAGCGCACCAAGAAGCCGCTGGTCATCACCAGCGACAACGCCTACCCAACCCGAGACGATTACCATGCCTTTATGGCAATATCGGGCAAGGAGCGTGTCACACCGCAGCACCTGTTGACGCTGCAAGAGCTGCGTGCATGGCTGCCGATGTTGACTGCCTCTCAGTTCAAGCGTGCCACCAACAACGTGCACGAGATCGCCGAGCGATGCGCCAGCACGCTGCCCCAAGCCAAGCTCATCCAGTTTGACGGCGACCTGATTGCGCTGGCGCAACAAGGCAAACAGATGCGCATCGCGCTGGGCCACATCACGGAGTGGACCGACGAGTACGAGCAGCGGCTGCAGCGTGAGCTGGCGATGATTGCGCAGAAGCGATACGAGAGCTATTTCTTGGTTGTGGCAGACCTGATCTCATGGGCCAAGGCGCGCATGCTGGTTGGCGCTGGGCGCGGCTCCTCGGCTGGCTCGCTGGTGTGCTATCTGTTGCGCATCACAGAGGTTGATCCGCTGCCGCACGGGCTGCTGTTCGAGCGGTTCATCGACGTCAGCCGCAATGACCTGCCCGACATCGACATCGACTTTAGCGACAGCAAGCGTGAGCAATGTTTTACCTACTTGGCTGACACCTATGGCGCAGACAAGGTGGCGCGCATCGGCAGCATCAACAACCTTCGCGCCAAGAGCGTGATCGCCAAGGTGGTGGAGAAGCTGGCCATCCCGGACAAAGAGAAGTTCAACGTGCTCAACGTGCTGATCGAATATTCATCTGGCGACTCCCGCTATGGACACTCGCTGGAGGACACCATGACGCAGACCGAGCCGGGCAAGAAATTTATTGCCGACCACCCCGAGGCCGCTGTGATGTTTCGGCTGGAGAACCACGCCTCGCACACTGGGGTGCATGCGGCTGGGGTGATTGTTTGCAATGAGCCCATCAGCGACTTCTGCACCGTTGGGCCAGACGGAGTTGCGCAGATCGACAAACCCTATGCCGAGGCCATCAACCTCCTCAAGATCGACGCGCTGGGGCTGCGCACGCTCGGGGTGATCGAGGACGCTGGCGTGGTCACTGCGGATGAGTTGTACGCACTCAAGCTGGACGACCAGCGGGTGTTCGATCTGTTTAACACACGCCGCTATGCAGGCATCTTCCAGTTCGAAGGCCAAGCGCAGCGCCGGGTGGCGGCTGAGGTGCACATCGACTCTTTCCGCAAGATCGATCACGTGACCGCATTGGCAAGGCCAGGGCCGCTGGGAGGCGGCGCATCGCAGAAATACATCGCACGTGCCGCTGGGCGCGAGGCGGTGAG